TTCCTTCATGGCCTTGTGATCGACCGTAGCCTTCGCCGCGATGATCGCCGCGCAAGCTACCCCAACCCAGCCGGCCGTAACAACGGCGCCAGCGCCGCAGAGAATCACAGGCAGAGCGAGATCCGCCGTGGTTTCCTTCGCCGCTCCGGTCCATGCCGTTGACTCTACTAACGACTGGGCCTGCTGCGCGTTCGACACCATCTGGCCATACCAAAGTTTCGCCATCGGGTTATCATCCCGAACCACGGCCTCACGGTAGAGCCCTTCGTAGAACGCCGCCATGCGCAGAAACTTACAGTGCTGGCTCTCGCCCGAGACGGAGCCTGTAAAGTCCAGCGTGCCGGCGCCTAAGCCCGTGCCACAGACCGCGGCGTAAGCGTAGGCGGCGGAAGGAGCCTCGGTAAAAGTATTGGTGTTCGTGCCGATCTCTACAGATCCATTAGCTCCGCCGCCGCTAAGCAGCGAGACATCATTATCGATGTTGATGTCCTGAGTCTGGCTCTGGTCTTGCCCCTGATCCTGTTGAGCGCCGCCGCCGTCTCCACCAGCACCGCCGGCACCGCCGGCTCCACCAGTACCGCCTTGGCCACCAGTACCGCCGTCGTTACAATTGTGCCCGCCTTGGCAGGTATGATCCTGGTTGCTGTCAGCGTAGGCAGCAGTACAGAATATCAACAGCGTAAATATCAGAAATGCTTTCATTATTTTATCCTTTTGTTAATCGTCTAGCCGTTCTAAAGATTCCCAAGCCTCTTGATTTTGATATTTCGCGGTGAGCAATTCCTTACGTTCTTCAGGGGTCAGGTTTTCTTTGCCCTCTAGCCGCGTGGTAATACGAGCGGTAACACGAATGGTTCGCTGCGCGTTGTTTATCAGGTTGGCGTCAACCGCTTCATCGAGAGATTCATTGATGGCGCGCTGTTCGAGTAACACTTCTTCGATAACTGCCAGCCGTGGCTTGACTTCATTATCAGTCGTGTTCCAGTCATAAAGTCCATAGACTATTGACAAAATTAAAGGCGCTGCTATCCATCCAACGGCAGGATGGCGCCCGGCGCTTTTCACTTGTTCTGCGGTCGGCGCTTCCATTATTTCGCGCGCCCGGCCAGCTTCTCAACTGTGCGATACGCCGCGAGCCCGAGCATGGCGATGACCAGCTCCATCAGGCGGTCAAGAGGGATGGATGGCGCTATGCGCCCAAACGTGTCCATCCACGGTGCGATCAGGAAGGCTTGAGCCAGTCCAATACCACAGACCCATCCGATGAACGGTCGCCAGCCGGCGACGAACGTAGACCTATGGCCAGCCTCGACCTTGTTGATTTCGGCCTGCACCATCATAGGATTCTGCTGAATCCGGGCCATGACTTCTTCGTGCGTCAGCTTTTCGCCCTTGTCGCCAAAGACGCTTTTGACGATAGAACCCACGGCGTTTATAGGTTCTGTGACCGCGGCGGTGCTGGCGCCAAAGATTTTACTGAGTATGCCCATGCCTTTCTCCCGTGTCGGAGCCCAAGGGTGACACAAATTAGGGTCTATTTCGAGCTAGACGTGGTTGATGCTGCGTGAGACTTCGTACCATGTGGTGCCGTCACCCTCAAAGGCGATGAAGCAAATCACATCGCCGGACTGGCCGGTAATGAAATCAATCCCGTTTTTCAGCACCAGACCAGCGCCGTTCGTGAAGTCTACCGAGTGCTTGAGCAGAACTTGGATAAACTGCCCTTCTACGCCGTCATCAAACGTCGTGATGTCCGCGGTCCCGCCAGTTTTGAACCGCTGAGTAGTTATAACAGATGGCGTGCCAGTGTTATCGAGTGTGACGACCGGGCTGGAGACATTGGCAAGGTGAATAGGCTTAACGGTAAAACCATCAGCGCCCGGCCGAACTTTCTGTGTGGCCGCGATTACTTCGTACAATACAGTATCGATCGAAGATGGCATTATGCTAATACTCCAGAAATACGTAGGGCTTGGACGACTTGGCCGAGAGTGTAACCATCCCACTCAGAGTTATCATTCAGAGCTGAGCCGGCGCCGACGACCAATGTAGATTCTGCTACCGCTGTTGTTGGCTGCACGATCGGCGCCGTACCCCAGAGCGCCAGTTTTTGAGTTGCGGTCGTACCAATCATGCCGCCATCAACGGCCCCAAAAATGATCCCCACGTCATCTGCAAGACCTAAATCCCCCAGTAGTATCTGCACCCCTCCGGTACGCACAAAGTTGACGATGGGCACAGCCACAGTGAGCGGCGCAGCGACATCGAGATCAGAGTCCAGTACCAATCGCTGGTCATTAACAGGGTCGTAATGAAAGCTAAAAATGGCTACCGGGTCCGTTGTCGCCGGCCGATCTTGCTGACGGGTTCCAAACCGGAGCGCCGCGGCATTGGGCCCGCCGCTTGTGGTGGCCATCATATCTATACCAGAGCTGGCACCGAAATAAGAATTGATACGAATATAAGCTAATTCTAAACTGCCATCACCGCCGGATTGCCCAGAGCCAGAAATAATAACGCTCCGAGACCCAGGGAACCCCCCCGCAGTGGCGCCCAAAGGGTCCATAGGGTTAATCAGAAGATCGCTGCCAGTCCAGGAAATGCTTGCGTCAAATCTTTTGCCCTGCGTATAAGACCCATCGCCAAAACGCAGCGCCCCGCTATCAGGAATGTATACGTGCCCCGTATCTGCAATTCTTACGCCGGGGCGGGCGCTGTCAATATATTCTAATGGCGTGCCGCCTTGGCTTTGTGCATGAGCGCCGACTTTAAGTTCGCCGGGAACTTCATTAGTGCCTGCGCCGAATTGCCAACTGTCGTTGGCTAAAACTTTCATATCCAGTTCGCCCAAGACGCCGCCCAATTTGTTTGGCTTGCCTCTTATTGCTTGGCCGAACAGCGCGGAACCAATGCCGGACACTTCCATATCCGCTGCGCCGTCCACTGCTACTACAGCGATCGATCCTTTCTCTGAGACGACAGCCGTTGCGCTGGCGTTATTGAGCCACGCCACCATTGCTGAACCATTGGCGGTGACGGCGGCGCCAGCGCCAAGCTGTTCGTACAGCGCCCTTACTGATCTGGAGAAGATGCGATCGTAGATTTTACCTGTCTTGCCAAGATCCCAGGTTGCATCGACGAACGGCACAACAGCCTGCGTTTGCAGCTCGCCGGTCAGAGGATCGTTGGTCGTGTCAAGGCGCAGATAGATCAAATCGGCGTCGGGGATTACTTGGCCTCCAGCATTGCCGCCCTCGCTGACCGGGATAATGGTGCCATCTACAACATCGCGGTTGCCATCAAAGTCTGGCGCCCGTTGCCACTCTGAAGTGTCAACGTCATAGATCCCATTTTCTCTGGGGTCATCCTGTGTTCCGACAAGGATACGATCGCCTTCCACCAATGCTATGCCATTGATAGTCTGCTCACCAGACAGCGTAATGTTCGCAAGGCTCAGCGTTTTGACTGGCGCCTTAACAGCGACGCTGGTAGATATGCCGTCGATTCGATCTTCTGGTGTAGAGCCCATGTGTATCCTCTGCCTTAACTTATAATAAAAATGCGCCGGCGGACAGTTTCAGCCGTACCCGAGGCTGTGATTATAGCGATGCTTGTCGCGCCGCTTCCGCGTGGCGGCTGCGTCGCTGTACCCGAGGCCGTGGGCAGCGGCATAGTTGGCGTGCCACTTGCAGATTGCCCGCCGCTTACCGCTGTACCCGAGGCCGTAATTAACGGGATGGATGGCGTACCGCTGGCAGGCTTACGGACTTTCGCCGCACCGCTGGCTGTCACTGGTGCAATGGATGGCGTACCGCTGGCAGTTTTGTGAACCTTCGCAGCACCACTCGCTGTCACTGCCGGGACAGTCGGGGTGCCGCTGGCAGCATGGACAACAATCGCGCTCAGTGCTCCCCATACCGCCCGGAGTCGTCGGAGCAGCAGCCGTGGGTTACTGACGGCCGCCGCACCGCTGGCGAGTATGGCCGCTATGGACGGAGTGCCACTGGCGACCTTATGAACCTTGGCCGCACCGCTGGCGGTTATCAGAGCGATCGATGGCGTGCCGCTTGCTTTTATCTGGCCTTGAGCCGCACCGCTGGCGGTTATCAGAGCGATCGATGGAGCGCCCGAGGCCAGCTTATGAGCCTTGGCTTCCCCAGATGCCGTCGGGATTGCGATGCTGGGCGTGCCACTGGCAGCCACCGGAGCCACGGCGAACAGGCTGATGATACGTCGCAGACGACGGACCAGGACCGCAGGCGCGCTTACGCTGGCTCTGCCGAGAGCTGTCGGTAGCGTAATAGACGGCGTGCCAGAGGCAGATTTATGTACCTTTGCGGCGCCAGACGCCGTGACTATGGCGATTGACGGAGTACCGGATGCCGGCTTACGGACCTTGGCCGCGCCCGAGGCTGTTAGCAGAGCAATGGACGGCGTGCCGCTGGCCTTCTTGGCTACCTTGGCCGCACCAGAGGCGGTCGGTATGGCTATCGATGGAGTGCCCGAGGCCGCCGGCGGAGCCGTGCCAGCCAGAAGCACATAAACCCTACGGGCTCGGTGGAGGCGTCGGAGTAATTCAGACCCTTCGGATCTACCGCTGGCGGTTACGACCGGGATAAATAGTGTGCCGCTAGACTTCTTGGCAACCTTGGCAGCGCCAGAGGCCGTGGGAACGACTATCGATGGAGCACCGGACGCCGGCTTGCGAACTTTAGCCGCACCACTGGCCGTCGGTATGGTGATCGACGGCGTGCCAGATGCAGCCGGTGGGGCTGTGCTGGCAAGCAACAGATAGACTTTGCGTACTCTCTGGATACGCCGTAGCAGTTCAGACCCTTCAGCTCGGCCGCTGGCTGTGATGGGTGGGATGGACGATGAGCCACTGGATTTCTTGTGAGCCTTAGCTGCGCCAGACGCAGTTATCAGTGGGATGGACGGTGAGCCAGAGGCTACCTTGTGAACCTTCGCGGCGCCCGAGGCTGTCGGTACTGTGATGCTTGGCGTACCGCTGGCTACCTTGTGAACTTTCGCCGCGCCAGACGCCGTTGGAATTGTGATCGTCGGCGTGCCGCTGGCGGCGTGCGCCTTGATTAGTAATAACCAAGTTCTCAGCAGGCGGCGCCTTAGTGTTGGCGACGGTTGTACTTGTGCTCGGCCAGAGGCAGTAACGGCAGTGATCGACGGCGTGCCACTGGCGACCTTATGAACCTTAGCTGCGCCGGAGGCCGTCGGTATGGTGATCGACGGCGTACCGCTGGCGACTTTGTGAACCTTAGCTGCGCCGCTCGCAGTGGGGATCGTGATACTCGGAGTACCGGACGCCGGCTTACGGACCTTCGCAGCACCGCTGGCGGTCGGTATCGTGATAGAGGGCGACCCCGAAGCAGCGTGCGGCGCGACACCAAATAAGTTGATGATCGTCCTAAGCCGTCGCGCAAGGAGTCGCGGGTTACTGATTGCAACAACACCGCTGGCGGTCGGCGGCCCGGTTGACGGAGTACCGCTGGCTACCTTAGTAACCTTAGCTGCGCCGCTGGAGGTAATCAGCGTAAGTGTCGGCGTACCGCTGGCCGGCTTGGCAACCAGTGCAGCACCGCTGGTTGTTATTAGTGGGATCGACGGCGTACCGGATGCTGTTTTGTGTACTTTCGCAGCACCGCTGGTTGTTGGGATAGTGATTGACGGTGTGCCGCTGGCGGAAGGGCCCCCGGCCGATGGGGGAAGCGCGACTAACCGTTTCTGTTCCCTGAAAACTTGTTGCGGGTTAGCAACCCTCCATAGAATATCCGCACCATCCGTCCGAGACCATACTGGATGGCTACCAATATCCGGTTTAAGTTGATGATCTTGGTCAAGCGGATACCAACCGATCAACGACTGTCTTTTATGTTTAGGCTCGTATCTGTATTTTTCGTCCTGTCGCTCTGGTTCTGTAAGGTAGGTATCCCATATCTTTAGGTTAAACAGATCAATGTTTGCTGAGTGCGATTCAACACCGCCCTCGGTTTGACCAAATATCTCTAACCAATTACCAACCTGGATTGGGTCATCGGCTGTCGTACCCGAAATGCTATCTAGTGACAGAAAAGAATCAGTGCCATTACGGGAGACAGTACAATACTGCCACTTGTTCTCGATTACAGTACCGTTAGCAAGGACAATTTCGTTGGTCGGCTGCGATAATATAAGGCCGTTGGTCGATACCCCCTGACTTACAGCCCAAACGGCATTGCCGCCATCCGTGTTAGCGCCGGCTATCCAAGTTCTGGTTGTTTCCGCACGATCATCACTACCAACACGTACCCAGAACGAGATCGTGTACGTGCCGGTGTGATCGAAAGTCGGAAATTGCGTTCTTAGTAGTTCATCCGCAGTGTTATCGTGGAACGAACCGCCGAACGCCGGAACTGGTATATTCCTTGGGAGCAAGGCTAACGGACTTGCAATTGTGGCTGAGCCAGAAGAATTAAGCGGGGAGGTTTTTTTCTCAATAGGTATTAAGATCCTTTGGCCTTTGAATACCTGCGAAGGATCTGCAAAGAAGTTACGACAAAGAGCTTCTGATAATCGCAGGTTATCGAACGCCCAAATGCCTAGAATCTCCCCATCGAAAGGCTCGGATGCTGCTGCTGGATTACCATACAGGCCAAGGCTTGTGGTTGTACGGGGATTCCAAACACCCGCGCTCTGAATGGAACCATCTATAAAGTTGCCTTCTTCTGTTAAGTGGTATCCTCGATTCCTTCCTCCACTCCCAACAATAGTGACCTCAAGCGCCATAAAGTTCAGCGCATCATTCTGGATAACAACAGATATGCCGCCTATAGTTACTTCCCGAACTGTTGTGTCTTGTCGCACGCGTGTCTGAACCGTGACACCAGTAGCCGTGCCAAGCCCAAGTTTTAGGTCAAAATCAGCAGTGGCCGATCCAAGGGCCTTAGCAAAAATACAGGCTTCCGTTTGGCCCGGAGCGAGGCCATCGCCATTCGGCTTTATTATTGCGATTATCGTAAATTGGTCGCTTGGGAAATCGAATGGCGGGTGCCGCCCAGCCCCAACGGACAGCCGGCCGAAGTTTGTTCCATCAACCGGGGCGCTGGAGATAGTACGTATACCGCCAATCCGCTTAGCATTGACAGTCGCCGTATCGAATGACGATCCAGTACCTACCTCGCTTGCGTCAAGGTTTAATTTATGCCCGGATGATTTAACGGAGCCAGAAAAATTATCAACATGACCCCACCCAGGAATCATCGCCCATACGCATTTACTACCAAAGTAATTGGCCTTATTAAATTCCGTTGGGACATCTGGCCAGTCAGTTCTCGGTGTGTCGTGTACAACTGTTAGGGTTATGGTTCCTGAAACTGTAGGAGTACCGCTGGCGGACTTACGGACTTTCGCCGCACCAGACGTAGTTGGTATGGCTATCGATGGGGTGCCGGATGCAAATTCTTTCGGCGGGGTAGTGGCTGTGCCAGACGCAGGCAGAAGGGCCTGCCCCAACACTGGCACCATTAGGCGCGGTCGTTGCTCGAATGTTTGCCACGGGTTCGCCCAGAACCGTCGAATTATTTTTTCAGCTCGGGCTACGCTAACGCTTTCCCGTAAAGATAGCCCCCTAAAAGCCCAAACACCAATTAGACCGCCAGCAAACGGGTGATCGGATTGGCTGGACGTTCCTAGCTCCCCCCCAATTCCTGCTGCGTTCAGGGATAGTCTGGGTGAATAGGTTTCTGCAAAGTCACCGCCGCTGGACGTGGCAAAGCCGTCCTCATTTAATATATATGCTGATATCTCAGTACCAAGCGCGGAGTTACCAACACTCAGCACTGCTAAATTCAAAGCGTCAGGTTTCAGGCTGCCAAATGAGGTTTCTTTAACACGTAAGGTACTTAATCTAGCGCCTACTTGTATTCGATCGCCGCCTGCTGCAAGGGTTGTTATATACAGATCAGCACTTGGAGAACCGTCAGGATTTGCAAGACTCCATATATAGGACTGAGTGGAACCCCCGACTATGCCATTGCCAGTCGGAATGAACAGCGCGAAAACTGTTATTGGCAGAGGGCCATTGAAGTCGGACCCCATACCTGGATCTGGAGAAACCCATCGGAGAAAATCGTCGTCATCGACTGGCTCCATAAACATCGCCGGTACAGCGCCTAAATGTCCGGCGGTTATAATTCTAGGCTCGCTAGTTGCAGTAGATCCTGAGCTGGGCACTTGTTCTAGGAAGTACCTGATGTTTCGCGGAACGTCGCGCACTGCTGGAGCGCCTGAGTGCTGAATATCTTGTCCAGGAAGTAAAGCGTAATTACACCTACTCCCAAAAAAATTCTGTTTATCTAAAATAAGTGGTTGGGGAGGCCAAAGACGCCCGCCACTGTTTCGCTTGATTACTACAATGCGCGCTGGGTCTGCTTCGAGTTGTGGCGTGCCGCTCGCAGTGCGCAGATGGCTTCGAGCAATTGCGACGCCAGACGTAGTTGGTCCCGCTATTGATGGAGTACCGGAGCCTTCTTTCGGTAGTTCGGCAGCGCCACTGGCGGTTAGTAACGCAATACTTGGTGTGCCAGATGCGTCGCTACGCAAATACGGCGTGTCAATTAACTGATCTTGCGTGTATCCAAAACTTCGATTGGCGTGATCGTGAGAGTTGGTAAATTTACATATGTAAATAATTTTTTCGGTGGCCGCAAGCGTAGACGAGCCGGATTGAGTAATGTTTACTTCCTTGACACCAGTGCTACCCAGACTTTCGCCAATGCCCGTTGTGCTACCCAATGATTCTTGATTAGAGCAGCCTTGTGTGACCCGACATATATGTACTTCTTCCAGTGTCAGATTGCTGCCGGAACTTGTGACGTTCAATCGAAAAATATGTGTACCGCTGTGAAGTGCTACTTGGCCGGAAGAACCAGGGCGAGTGCCCAAGGCCATATTCATCCCTACAACTAGGCTTTCGCCATTGCCAATCGTTACGGTAAGTTCATTAGATCCGGCGGCGGCCCCTTCTTCATATAGAACGGTTCTTTGAGGTGTTTCAGAAGTGACTGATCCGCCGGCACATGCAATTGTGCCTACGGCACACCCTTCTCCTGCAGTAATATCCGTTTGTTGAAATTTAATTGCCGGCATCTTGCCTTCTCCACCAACCAAGTTTTATCTGGTTGTGTTTGATGTCAGGCATAGATCGGCGCGTACGGCCAAGAACTTCGCCGTTCACTCGCATGATGCTTTCTTCGCAGGTATTCTGATATACCGCAAACGAACCACAGACCCAAGCCATTTCGCCTGAGTCCGTGATTTTTTCTGGGTAGAGATAATAGATACTGTCACCTGTGCGTTGCACACAGCCGAAGTCTATTCGGTCAACACCGTCCGCCCGTACATCGGGCCACTCAGCAGAGGTAAGGTGTATAACCTCGCCGTCTACATAAGTGATGTAGAACTTTTTGTGCCACACTGCATACCACTCTTATGCACTATCGAGCTTGATGCCAGTGTAAAATGTACCATTGTTGGTGCCTGTCGCATTGGTCGTGGCGACGGTGTTGTTCTGCATCAGCAAACCATAGCGTTGTGGCAGCCATCCGCCGTATAACGGCGCGACAGCGACCGGACCCCATTCGTACTCCTGATCGGAGGTAACATCGACAACAATCGACGTGAGCAGGCGGAATAAAGTTTCTTCGCCGTCTGGCGTATACGCCGAATCTGTACCAGAGGCGCCGCCAGTGAAGTCAGCCGAGGTGTTATATTGGCCATAGGTATAAAAATCGAGGGTAGTATCGACAGTTGGTGTCGTACCGACCTGCACGTTTCCACCAACTAGGCTATCCAGATATAAATTAGCGGTGTTATCAACCAGAATTGATTGGCGCCATGACGTATCAGTTATGGACGTTAAGGTGAATGTGATCTCGACGCCAGCGGCGCCAGCATAATTTAGACTTGCAGTAGCCATATATTATCTCCTTGACGCCCTTACCCTTATGAAGCCGGAACAGTAATCGTGAGCGAAGTCAGATCAACTTGTTCAGTGGCCACAATAACCAGAGACGTGATTTCAATGTCGCCGCCGCCAGAGATACCTGTAACGGTTCCTTCGAGAATCTTAACCGGCGTGCCACCGTTATCTGCAAAAATTGAGAATTGGGCAATGGTGCCACCTACTGCGCTAAGGTCCGATCGTGGCGTACTTTGAAGCGTAATAACGCCAGTCGCAGCAGCGCCAAATGACGTGGCCACAAAATCACAGGTGGCAACTTCGCCATCGCCAGATGTCTCGAACACCAAAGCTCCCACACCAGGGCCAGCGTCAATTGTCAAAGTAATCTGATCCGCAAGATCGTCGCGCAATATCGTCGTTAATACGAGTGCCATACCTATATCTCCTTAACAGATTCGAGCTTGGACGGCTCGTCATATTTGATACTGCCATCGGCACGCCTGACAGCGGCCGTGCCGGTTACTTTCGTCGCCCTCATCAGAAGATTAACGAGATCCCGCGACGGCATCGCCTCTATCTCAGCGGCCGTGAGAGTGATGTCTTTTGTTTTCATGTGGTTACTCCCCCTCAATCTTCGTCATAGAACAACACGATCACGAATGACGGTACTGTACCACCTTTTGCCGTGGTAACAACCCATACCCATGAATCAGCCGGGATCGTGGCATCGCTGAGAGTAGCATTGGTTCCGGTCGTTGTCGAAGTGACGACGGTACTGGCCGTGCCGTTATTCCCGGCATTGCTCCGATCGGTGTGGTGCTTGATCTGGTACGTGATGCTGGGGCTGCCAGTACCGTTCGGCAGTACGGCCCGAATCTGCGTCAGAGTGACGGCTTTATTGAAAAACAGCAGCGTCAAATCCTCGCTATTCGTGGGTTTGGGCAGGGTTAGAACCTTTGGCCCAGCGTCAGAGTCGGGCAAATTGCCAATTTCGATTTTTATTTTGGAATCGCCTGACTCTGAATCCTCACCAAGCAGGACATCCGCGGCCACTGGACTGGGTTTCCCGGAGATCGCCGTGATCTCTCCAGACACGTTATCGTGAATTGCATCGGTGTCGGTTATGCCGCCATACAACACGAAGGTTATCGGGGTTACGCCAATGGTCATCGGGTCACTTGAATTTACCCGGTACAGCGTATACAGGCCGCCATCTTCAACGACGATTATCAGCGTCCCTTCTACAACATCGCGGTTGCCGTCAAAATCTACGGCACGTTGCCATGCCGAGGTATCGACGTTGTAGATCCCGTTTTCGATAGCGGCGGTCTGATCTTTGACCAGCACCCGATCGCCGGAAACAAGAGCGATGCTGTTGACGGTCTGATGGCCAGACAGCGTGAGGTTGGCCGTGCTCACAGTGACAACCGGAGCCTTGACGGCAACACTGGTGGAGACACCGCCTAATCGATCTTTGCGAGTACCGGCCATAACCTATTCCTCATCCTCTCTCGGGCCCGTGATAAGAAACTCCCACGGATTAAACCCTTCTTCGGTGCCTTCATCAAGAGCGATAAGGTAGTTTATCGAGCGCGTCGCTTGAGAACCGCCGGGAATATGGGCGCCTGTAGATACTAATGTGGATACAGCACGCACTGCCGCGCTGTCCAGCTCTCCTTGCTCAAGTTGCGTTACAAGATTTGGCACAGCTTCTATCAATCGTTGAATTGGTAGCTTGCTGGCCTCACCAGAGCGCATCGTCCAGGATAGCTCGCGAAGCAGAAACATCGTGGCCAGTGAATAAGATGCAACAGCCCGCGTCCACTTATTGAAAAAGAAATTTTCATCATCCTCGTCGCCACGATCATCGAACCCCATTGTCAGTTCTTCAATCAACGCCGGGATCACAATGACCCACATAAGCGCGTAGGTGTATTGAACTTTATTGATCTTGCCAACCCTTACCTTCTTGGTCTGCTCAGTGGTGATATTGTAGATGGCACTGAAGGCTGAGTACATTACGGTCCACATTTTCACAAACTCGTTTTTGTCCTCAACCCCCGAGAGATCCATGAGCATACCGCTCTGCTGCGTACGAGATACAGCACGGTCAGCAAAGTTGATTGCATCCTGCTCGTTCTGAAATCCCGAATCCTCTTTGGCGGTTGATGCAGCGCGGTCCATACCCTTAGTGTACGCTGCCCACCACAACGGGCGCGACACAGCCAGATCGCCAGCCAGCAGGAACATAAAGGATTTTTCCTTTAGCGCGTTCCATGTCGTTTTGCCACGAAGGGTCCGTAGTATTGCTCCGGTATCCCGGTTCATGGTGCTAACGCGATCGCGCATATACACAGAGCGTTCTTTTATGAATTTCGTATTGGTGATCGGATTAGAGTAGAAATCCATGATCCCCTTCAGAACCATCGCCGGACCAAACTCCGAGATCGCCACGCCGAGCCCGAGCATCTGTGTGACACCAGTTTTCAGCGAAAACCCAAGCGCCGAATACGTTAAGCCTAGACGTGCCCAACGGAATACCCGCTGGGTAATCGCCAGTTCACTAGGCGGCCGGTGCCCGGAGGCGACTTCTGCCAGCCTGTGTCGCATCGACGAAACAGCCTCTCGGCCCAGCGCCGTGGTCAGAGCATCCCGTACGCTCTTGTGTCCCAGCACACGATCGGCTTGGCGCACGGCCTCGCGGTGAGTCAGATCGTGAATGACAGTATCAAGATGGCTAAACAGCCCATCGATGCCTACGCTAACGGCCTTGCCACCCCAACCAATACGCGCGATTGTATGACCGTGAGCTGTGGCGGCCCGGCCGATTCCACCCTTCTTGAGCCTTTCGGCCCGCTCGGTTACATCCTGGTCGAACTGTTGCCAGTCGATAGATGGATCGCCAATGATTGGGTAGTAGCCGCCGCGCATGATTCTGCCACTGGCTAATTGGAAAGGTATAGCTTCGACACGCGGCGGAGATACGCCAGTCATACGCTTCTCAAGCTCCGCAATCTGCGGCCAGTATTCGTTATCCAGGTACTCCCAGATTGACTCAACCGTATCCCAATTGGTGTCTGAGAGCGTGGCTAGGATCTTGTTGATATCGCCCTCGGTCATGGGCTGGTGAGCCTGATTCAACATCGCCTCACGGTTGCCCTCATTCCCCCAGTTCAGCGCGATAACCAACCGACCGCCGAGTGACAGGCGTAGTTTCTCGCCACTCTCCAGTGTGAAAGTACGGCGATCATGTGTCGTGCGCAGCGCCGCTTCGTGTCCCTTGAATATATCTCCCAGCGCGTCGTGGGCCTTTTCCTGCATGGCTATCTGTCTGTTAGCGGCCTCAAGTAACGGCTGGATTACCCGTTTCCACAGCGGGCCTAGATCCTGAAACCCATCCGCTTCACGAATCAGGCTTTCAGTCTTACGGTGCGCGGCGAATATGGATCTTGCTGCCTCGCGAGCCTTACGTATCGGCGTGCGCTCTCTGGCCAGAGGCTTCTTGCCTTTGGTTTTCTCCGCTACATTGATGGCCAGCAGATCCATTTCATCGTTGTACGCCTTCATTTCAGCAGCATTGGCCCTCTTGCCGGCGTGGCGCAGGCTCACCGCCATATCCCGTACCGCCATCAGATCGTCCAGCGTCATATCCCGGTAGTGCATGACGCGGTTGATGATGTCGCTCTCAACGATTGTGGCATCGGTATTGATATCGTCTTGGTGTTCCTCGATCCATGCTTTCAGCGCGTCGAGCTGCACCTTCGCCTGCTCGCGAGCCGCGCGGTTGCTACGGTTGAAATCGTAGGCTGCCAGCAGCATCTTGAATCGAGCCGTGTATTCAGGGTTAGATTCGCGCGCTGTGTATGTCTTGGTCTGCATGACCTTGAGCTGCCGGCGAATCGCCTCGGCTTTTTCTTTGGCCTTGGTCGCCTCACGCCACAGGTGATAGTTCAGGTATTGCTTCTGCTTGGCGGCCTGTGCCTCATCTACGTTTCCAGCGATCTTGGCAGCTTCGGCCTCTGTTGCGGCCCGGATCTCAGCTTTCCGATATAGGTCAGGCCGGAGTCCGGTGATCCGTTTTCTGGCAATTGTTCGTTCTGCCGCGTCTCTGGCAGCTCGTCGCTGGTTCACGGCTGCCTCTGTGCCGGACAGCTTGTTCAGCGCCTTCAGCTCGTCGAGGATAACGGCGCCCCTGTCTGTGTTGTGAGCCGCTTCCTGGGCCTCTGCTTCAAGTGTTCCGTCATTCAGGATGTCTCCGTGTCGCTCTGTCATGGTTCGCTCAGCAGCGGCGCTCACCGCCTGCGAGAGCGTGGGATTGGATACGATCGCATCTACCAGATCCCGGCCTGAAGCGAAGCCAAACAAAGCTGCTATCGTGTCTGGATTGGCCCCGCCCTTTACCGCAGTGAGCCCGCGGAGCTGGCGAGGCGCCATGCGACGTTTCTTCGGCTCAGCGGCAGCGTTGGGATCTTCAAATATCAGGTTGAAATCGACGCGCTCTGAGTATTGCGTATCACCGCCCAGATCCGCCATGAGCTTGTCCATCAACTCGCCGGTGCTGGGCTCAGATAGATAGCCCTTCTCAGCCAGTGATTCAGCCATCAGCGAGAACGACAGGCCATTGGTCTTTCGGAACAGCGGCTTGCCAACCAGAATCATATTGTCAGCAGCAGCAGAGCGCCCAGTCCACAAGCCCGGATCGAAGCCCTCGGCCTCGGCTGCCTCGCGGTCCAGCCCGCCGAGCTTGGCTATGGCCACAGACAGAGGATCAGTGTCCTCATAAACTACGTTGGGATCGCGCTTCTGCTGCTTCGGCGTGGCGAAGCCCATCATTGCATAGACCAATTTACGGTCTAGCTTGTTGGCATCGAAGCCCTCTGGAGGATTCTTAGCCCGCATAAATGTTATGGCACGGTACAGAGGCTCCTGTGACAGATCGCCCTCGATCTCAGCCCGGACATTGGCCAGCTCAGCTTTCCACTGCTTTGTAGTTTTACGTCGAAGCTGGCTGAGAATCTTCTTGAATAGCTTTTCATTTGCCGAGTTGGTGCCGCGTTCAGTCCGGGCCCGGTACGCAGCGAATTCCTCCGGCGTCATGCCGGATTCTTCGGCGTCCTCAAATAGCGGGTCATAGTGAAGATCGGCCTCGGCCGCCTCTATCTGCTCGCTGGTAGCCAGCATCCGATCCATGACGTGTCGGATCTCTGGGGTTAACTCAGACTTCAGCCCGCCCAGTGCCCGGTACGCGTTCTTGATCCATGCGGCGAACCGGCGAAACGCAGCGCGTAACTCCACGCTCGGCGCCCGGCCTTCTTCCAAGTACTTCTCGAACGCCTCGGCCCATTTTTCGTGCTGGTCTTTGCCGATAGCTTCCCAGCTATCAACACCAAGGAATTTCAGAATCGCCGCATGATCTTTTTTCAGGTGTTCTGGAGTCGTTATGCTTGGGTCAGTCGCCAGCCGGCGCTCCATATCCAGAAACAGGTGCCCGGCTTCGTGCAGAAACGTGGTGAGATCAGCCGCTTGCATGAGCCGGATAGTTGCCGCCCGCGTCTCGGGATCAAATGAAATGCTGCCGCGCTTCTCTGCTTCGGTATCTTTGGCCTTTTGCGCCAGCTCCATCGAAGTAGCCATTTCGTCCAGCATATTCTCGCGGATCTTCTTCTGCGCTTTCTCGCTTACCGCTTCGCCATCTATCGACAGGATTTGAATAATGCTGTCATCGAATACAACGATGTTGCGACTGGCGGCAGCATCGCCGGTGTCGCGGCCTCCGCCGGACGCATCAAAATACTTCATGCCTTTGATGCCGCGCTCTGACAACAGCTTAGATGCCTGCTCATCTGTGTCAGCCAGTGCCCGGTACAACTCTGCGCCGGTATCGCTAAGCTCAACACCCAAGACTTCAAGCCCTTCCATATCGCCAATGCCGCGTAGCCCAACCACTGTGCCGCCTCTAACTGCCGCGCTCAGATCGGTAGATATAATTTCCTCAAAGAACGCGCCGATGGGCTGGTCCGATAACCGCGCGTTGTAATCGAGAAAGTCATCAACAACATCATCGTCTATCTCTACTTCGTATAGATGGCCTTCCGATACTTCAACTTCTTGCTGCTCAAGAACGTCTGCCGCATCCGCGTACGCCTGCTCAGCGAGGTCCGCGTTTTCCGCCGGCACGAAGTCTCGCTGGAGGGTATCTGACAGCCCTCTGCCTTTGTTGCGCAGCCAGCGAACCGCTGCCTCTGGGCCAGCATTGTCAGTCGCCTCTATGGCAACCATAATCAGGTCCGCCATATCGTTATCGAACAGGATTGTTTTCAGGTGCTCTCCACCTTCTCCGAGCACGCGCTTTGCATCATCAGGGATTCTAGTATTGGCGCCGCCGAGCGCCCGGCGCAATACGCCAATGTTGTGTAGCGCGCTGTCATCCAGATTGATGTCATTGCCATTGATGGTGAGCTTGCCGCCACCGACAGTTCGCATATAGTGTTCCGCGGTTTCTGCAAGATCGGCAAAGTACAGCCCCCAGCCAAAGGCAGCGGCCCCCTCGCCGGTGCCGAGGAACCCAATATCGAACGCATCGAATAGCGCCGGGCCGCCGTGGGCGAAGCTCTGGTAAAGTATTTCTGGATCTTTTATCCGTTGGTCAATTTCAACGGCTTCTTCGGCGCCTACGTTGTCAATGCTGCCGGGCGCTGGTGAGGTTAAATCCCCTGCACTTTCAGCGCCGCGTAAAACGCCTTCATCGAATCCGATGTCTGGAGCAGCGCCAACCCCTTCTTCAATCGGTTGATCCAATCTTGTTCTAGGTTGTCTATCTCTGCCTGTTGCAGCAGTTGTTCCAAGCTGGCCTGCGCCTCCAATCGGTTCTGTACTAGCGATATCTTGGAGGCGGACGCCAAGATTTGCCACAAGCTCGTCTTGGATGACTGTACTGATGTAACGGTAGATATCATAGTTGTCTCGTATCAGGGCATTAAACTGTACTCTTAAATCGCCCATTTCTCCAGCAGCGAATGTTTCGAGTGTAGAAATAACTCCCTGCATTTCTGTTATGAAATCGGTGCTGTGATTCATTTGCACAAAATGAGAAATCTCATGCACCATTGTCATAATCATGTTGTTAGCAATAAGTCGTTGCACTTCAGGCTCGCCGGGCTTGCCGGGCATAAAGTCAACAGATGACACACCAGGATTAAGTAACATTGCTCTAAACGGGACAACTGTGTGAACGCCGAAGTATTTATGGTCGAAGCTGGTTCCCACTGGTAGTTTATTCAGGCCCGCGTATCTTCCGCCACCATGCTCATGCACAAGATCCCTTATCTGGATAGCCATTCTGCCAATGCCGGTGAGGTACGCGTCTGCTCGATCTGGGTACAATTGGCGTAACGCATCCAACAACGGCGTGCCTTCTGGGAATCCCGTGCCTTCCTTTTTCACGACCATGTTGGAATGAATGATTGGCTGGGTTGGGTCTACCTCGTCCTGCTCTATTTGGAACTTGCTGATATCAACGCTAACCGCAGCCATGCTTTCGCGAGTTATTTCAGGAACCTCTTTGCCCTTAACGAATACTCTGCCGTCTCTTATTTCTATTTGTTCGCCTTCGTCAATCACCAGCATATCCTCGCGGATATCGTCAGTGACTTCAGGAGCTAATTGGCGAGGCTCAGACACAACACCGAAACTATCTACTTGCTGGATGCCGCCGAACCCTTGCGCCATTTCTGCCGTGTCCGCTTGGAAATATAAGATCCCAAGATACCGCTCGATCTGTTCTATATCTTCTGCGGCAGTGCTAGACCATCGCTGTCGGTTAAGATCAAACGGGTAATTGTTTTGCCGCGGAGTTACAGAAGGCTCCACGTTTATATATATTTCACGCGGTATGTTGTCTGAGTCGATCTTAAACATATTCTGTTTCATCGAGGTACTAAACTGCCAAAGACCATTCGACAAAATGTGTGTGTTCCTTCTCCAGCTCGTCGTTAGATTGGGTTTTTCTTGTTTACTTATTAAAATCCGGGCCGTGCCCCATGCAAATTTCACGGTCGCGAACGGCGCGAAGTCCTCGATCGGGAACCGCAACCCAACTTCCATCCCTACATCATTCACAGTGACATCAATATCTTCAAACAACGGGCTATGCCTCAGTACATTATTTGCATCCATAGTTGTAGGTGCGTCAATGTAGGTCAGCGCGCCGGTGTTTGGGTGAGTGTACTCAGACGGAATTTCTACTGTCACCGTCGTTCCGCTTGCTTCCGTAGTTGGCTCTGAAAACATTTTTGGCTTCGGTATAGTGGAGCCTGGAGTAGAGCTTTTTATCAGGTTTGGCCCTGTTGTTTTGAGAGTCGTTTTTACGCCATCGCGAATTGTGACCAGCGTTAAATTCTCATTGCCGAATAAGAACAGCATTTTGGCAATACCAAAGCTGCCCGATGGGCGGCTGGTTTCTTTATGCGTTCCGGCAAGCGTAAGAAACGCGTTTTGAATTATCTCTGGCGTCATCCCAGTACCATTGTCGCTGACTGAGATAGTCCTCAAACTTGAGTCCACGCTTATATTGATCTCTGAATCAGTTTTACCTTCCTTCTCTATCAATGCCTTCAGAGCGTCAAATGAATTCTGGAACAGCTCTTTAACCGTGACCTTTGCAATGTCACTCATGTTGCCGTATAAATGCGGGCCCAGCATATCCGACAAAGCAGCCATATCTGCGCGTGCTTCGACTTCCGTTTCAACAACGCCTTCTGGGGCTAACGGTTGGTCTAGCAAATCAGGCTGTACTGGCTCCTGAAACAGAGTCTCTGGCGCCCCTTCTCTCGCCCTCTGATCGTTGAGCACAACCGGGATACCTTCGTACCCCTGCGCTTGCCAGTATTCGATTCTGTGATTGCCGTCAACGATCGTGTACGTGCCGTCTGGGTTGCGCGTGACGACTGGCGGTGGTGGCGCCTTTTCTCCCTGAAAGCCCAAGTCCTCGGCAACGGCATTGAACTCGAATCGCCGCGCTGTGATCTCACGCGCTAACTGGAGGATGTCTGCTTCATCATAGTCGGTGACTAGAAAATCTCGCCATTCGTCCAGCTCTGGCTTATGGAACTCATCCTCATTAAATTGTTCCAGAAGATCCTCTGCCTCATCAAGATCAAACTGGTCAATTACATCATCGTCTTTGCCAACGCGAATATCAGCGGCGTCCTCTTGCTCTACCAATGCAGGCGCCAGATCTGCCGTATCGATCACTGTTTCGTATATGTGCTCGTCGGCCTCGATGCCGATGTACTCGGCAACTGTGCGCGCGTTCCATGCGACGCCGTAGTTATCGACAGCATTGAAGTCCACTTGCGGCGTAGTGCCCTCGAATTCCTCTATTGAGATTGGCGCCTGCTCAAGAGTTTCGGCAGCCGCTACCGGGGCCGCTGCGCTTGGCCCAACGATCTTCAGGCCCATCCTTTGATAGACGTACTCTACAGACACGTTGTATTCGTTTGCAGTTCGCGCCACGTTGGCCGGGATGATCTGTGCAGCGTACTTCGCCGTCTCCGGCGTCACGGCTCCAGACTCAATTAGCTGCTGCTCGACAGTCTCGTAAATCTTCTGCGCCTGCTGGTGGATCTCCATGTTCTCATTGGCTGCATCCATCAGCTTGTTAAGCCGCGTTTGCAGCTCGGTCTGAGCCTCGCCGGCCTCTGCTGGCGTAAGCGACCGCTGGCTGAGCTTCACATGGGCCCGGAGCGACTGGAAGTTATCTGAGTTTGGCACGTATGCCATGAAGTCAGCGATCTGGATAACAACATCAGTGCCAGTCGATAGCGCCTGTTCAAGCTGATCTGCAATGGCCGATGTAACCGGGTTCAGGGTGTCCGGGTCAGAAACATCAGCGCCTTCGGCTTCCAGGTATCCGGCGGCTTCTTCGGCCGTGATATATATATCTGCAAACGCACCAGCATCTTCCTCGATCTCGCGAACGAGCTGGTTAAAGGTTTCTGGTGAGTTTTGAGCGAGCTTGGAATTCTGAGCAACGTCAACCAGCTTGTCGATCTTGCCCTGCTCTATCTGTGTCTGTGACTCCGCCCGTCTGGCTTGCGCAACCGCACGAACCGTTGTGGTAGCAGTTCCCGGAAATGCAAACCCAACGCCAGCCTGCGTACCACCTTTGAAGGCTCCTTTTTCTTGCTCAAAAATTTCTTTTTGTCTTTCTGTGGCCTCGCCAATACCTACTGCCTCACCAGCTACCGCTGGGATCGCTAGTAACCCCTCAAGTGCATCGCCCCATGTTGCATCTGTGAACGACTCCTGATCTAACGCCTTTGCAATATCGCCGCCAAGAATGGTGCTTGCTTCTTGGCCAACCTCTTGTAAGCCCTCACCTAAAACTACAGCGGCATACCGTCTAGCCACCGTCATAATCGCTTGGCGGCCTGTTTCAGTTAGCAATGCTTTACGTATTCTTTGTTTGGTAACAATCTTCAGACCTTCGAATGTGTGTCCTATCAGACGCCACGAAGCGTACTCCAGCAAGCCATTCACCACACCGACTACAAGTGCGGCGGAATTCGCTATATCTGGGTTCAGAGCAACGCCATTTTCATCGCGCATTTCTGCGTATTCTATTTGCGCCAGCCCTCCTTCAAGCTCAAACGCGCCCTTGAATGAGTGAATTTTCAGCCCGGCGATGCCCATTACTGCCGCAGCGCCCGGCACCGTAATAATTTCTTCCGGCGTTAAAATTTGCGGGCCTGCTTGTCCCAAAGCGAGCGCGCCGGCAGCACCTACAGTTGCGTATGCCAGCGCCCCTCCTGCTCCAGTTGACAATATCTGTGCTTGTATCGGAAGCTGCTCAGCAATCATGTATGGCACGCCGCCAAGCCATGAATGTTCTCGCCCTTCAAATGCCATCGCCGGCGCCAGCTCAGCCAGCCGCGCGTTCTGCTGCTCTAACAAATCTTGGCTAATCCCGCCGCCGACGCCAAAGTGTTCGTACACCCGAGAAATCCCGATCTGCGATGTCTGGACAACAGCGACGCCTTTATCAAGACGGCCTGCTGATTCTGTCCAGAACCCCATTTCTTTGGGCTCGGGTGCGCGTAGGCTTTTCTCCAGCTCCGTCAGCCCTTCGACATCATCCTGCGCCATCGCTGCGAAATCTCTATCCGCATACTTGCGAGATAGTGTTGGCGTGTCCTTCAGAAGCTCTGTGTATTTATTGGCCCGAATCTGCCCCTCGATCTCCGGCTGCTTCTTCTCAACTATGTCAGTGGGGATTCCGGTTTGCTGCGACAGCTCGACCACCTTGGCGTGCTGCTCGGGATTTTTTTTAGCCGCGCCGGCAATCGACTGATCGCGTACAGCGGTATTGAATTCCTGATCCTCTTGCAGCATCGAGACATACTTATTCGATGGCTGCTCAGCCGCGGCGCCGCTGGCAATGACTTCATCGTATTTCGTAGCCATTACTTTTTCTGACGCTGCTGATATTGGATATAGGTATTGTAGATTTCTGCCGGCGTCGGGGTGTAACCGAACTCCTGTTTGAAGGCGCTCTCGATTTCTCTAATCTCAGCATCAGGCAGATCGCCTATCACTCTGAATACTTCTCGATCAGATGAGTATTGAATTAGCCCAAAGAACGCCGATTGAGGCGTTGACACCTCAACCATTAAATTATTAACAATCTCCTGGGTTTCGGGCTCTGATAATTCGTACCCAGCTTGGCCAGTTTCAGAACGTCGGCGCATGGTCTCGGAGTGAACACGCCGCACGACTTCCGCGGTGAGCTTGCGGCCGCGTTCCGTTTTTGTCAGGACGTTGGTTTTTCCGCCAAGAGCCGCGCGCATCTTCATTGTTGTATTGGTCACGCTATTCGGCGCGTTGAATGTCTCTGGCACACGCGAGCCACGTACGCGCTTGGCAAACGCTTCGTACTGGGTGGGCGTCATCAGGTGCCGATACGATTCTGGCTGGAGGTTCTTGAACCCCTCTGGGTCGTCAACCTCCATCAATGTAAGCCGAGTCCACTCGGCCCAGTCGGTTTTCTTTGGCTCGTTTCGATCGCGCTGCGTCTGCGCTAGTGTTTTCTGCTGGCCCTGATCTAGTATCTCCATCCATGCAGGATTTTGCTGCACTTCATCGTAGGTCAGCTCACCCAGCTCGATCTTATCGGATAGTTCTTGGAAAAGATTATCGTTGGCCTCTTTTTCAATAGCCTTGGTATCGTTGAAGTCTTGCCTGATCCGGTTCTTTACATCGTCTCGGATCGCTGCTTCTTCCCGCTTTGGCAGCTTGATCCGCTCGGCCGCGGCCATCTGTTCGTCAAACGAGCCGCGACTGTTAAGAATCTCGTTCGCTGCATCTTGCCCGTTTGTTCGTATCCAGTTATCTTTATCTTCTCTGCGGGCAGCTTTCAGCAAAACGTCCTGTTCGTCCGGGTCAAGAAACTCAGCCATCGTGCCTTTCGGGTTCTCCAGCATTTCCAGACGTTCTTCTACGTCCTGCACCTTCACGTATGCCGTGGCGAAGTCTTGTGTCCATGATTCGCGTAACGCTTGGGCCTGCGGGGCCGTGATGTACTTCTTGGCTAATGCGCTGTTAATTCTATCAAGCGTGTTGGCCATGATGCTGCGTCGCGTGTCCACGTCCGACGCTAGCAATCCAGCGGTACGGTTTTCTGTCAAATCGCTTTCAAGGCTGGCTACGCCGTCTTGCGTCTCACGCTCAAACGCTTTTCCAAACATCACCTTGGAGCCACGATCGATGTCCACCATAGAATCGGACTGGAATAAGTCTCTATCGCTCGCGCTGGTTATCATCCCAGCAGCGTTGTCCAGCGCCTCGCTCATTCCTTCTCGGTACTGTTCTTCCCACTTTTCGTAGTCTGGTTGTTCTTCCTCCAGCTTGCGCCGCATTGCTATATCAGCACGGAGCAACGATGATTTCGCCTTCGAGTAGGCGAACCGATCATCTCGAACCTGTTTTGCGGCAATAGCCTGGCTAACTTGAGCGCCGGCCTCTACGGCGGCGCGCGCAACAATTACACCGCTCTGGTCAACTGTAATCGCGCGGCGGGAGACTGGGACTGGGCGACGGCCTAGTGCATTTTCGTCTGGGATTACTGGCATCGGTCATCAATCCCCATAAGATCCTTTAAGGCTGCCTCCGCTTCCCTGCGGTGTTTTGCTTGAGTATTTTTTCCGCATCGAACTCCCTTGGTCAAACGCCGTGGCGCCAGCTTTCAACAACCCCGATGTCATAGCGGCCCGCCCCTCTCGCTCCGCGATGTCGGCACCGTATTGCAGCCCCAGAGCCATTTCGTCGCCTTCCCAAAGCTGAGACAACGCACGGTATTCTCCCTCTGCGCCGATATCGCCATAGATATCGAGCATCCCTTTGTCACTTGCACTGGCGCCGGAAGCGGCGGCCACCGCTAAAGCGCGGGACTGAACCAGATCCGCTTGCCGTCTTTCTTCAAGAGCTGCGCGCTGTGCCGACCCACGCACCGACATGGCGCGCTGTCTCATTTGTATCGCTTTAGAGTCGGCGGCGCTTTTAGCGGCCGAGCCCTCGGCAACAGCGGATACAACGCTAAACGCTAATGCAAACCAAGCCATGCGTAAACATCCTCATCAATGTGAACAAATCCGAGACGGGTCAGTAGCTTTTCGCCAACGTCATCCTGTGCAATCGCCAACACCACGCCCGGATACCCCTTAACCAATTTCATCAGGGCCTTTAGGCCCCGCATGGCTGTGATCGACTTCAGGTGTGGCACTATGCTCTCCGTGTGATCCGAAAAGAACCTCTGCACGCCGCCCGCGTCTCTCGCCACTCCCCCGATAACTTCTGGGACTCCGTTCCTTGTGAGGACTATAGCGCGAATCGTTTGCCGGGGCAGCTTCCCGTAAAACTCTAGGATATCTGCCGCGGTTGCGTACCGCCATGCAATTACGTCTCGATTATTGCTATCGCTGTTACTATCTGACACGGCCTCGGTGCTGACGCCTGTAAGCATATCCTTGAATCCGTATGCCATTCCCCGCCAAATGCGGTCAAATCCTGATCGTATTCGGCCCAAATTGTATCTACCGGCGTTTCCAGTCCTTCTTCAACCTGCGGCAAATCTGATAATTGCGTGAAATCCGGGCCGTACTTTATCCCTTGGTAGTGCGTGTTAAGCAGCGTGAACCCGATCTGCCGCACATTTCGCCTTCGATTCAGCCCGACCCCCTCCAGCGTGGCCAGCTTCGCACTCTTGTACTGAGCGGTGTATCCAAGCCCGGCAATAACCTTGCTGGCGGCAACTAGGAGAGTGATCCCGCCCGCGCTACTGACTGTGTGCTCACCAACATCCTTGCCGTCCGCCCAGACCACAACGGTTTCATCTTTAAGATGCACAAGGTCCGTGGTGCCGAAGGGTGTTGTGGTGGCCGATCCATCGTAGACTTTGAACGAATCCGCTTGTTTGTTCAGCAGGCCGCCAATCGCTTCGGATTCCATCGCCCATTTTTCCAGATAATAATGCTGGGACGAATCGATAAATCGATTGACCATGTAGTAAATCTGATCCTCAACCGTGCCCGGCAATACCGCTACGTCAGTTATTGACCCGTCGGTAACAACTTCTACCCAGCAAATCACGTTTTCTGCGCGGTCGAATATCAACACTCCGGCGGTTCCATCTGAGCGCACGCAATGAATTCTTACGTCTGGTTTGATCTGCACAGCAATTCTGTCTATGCCTACCTCATTGAAGTCTGGTGCGAACAGCGATAAGTCCTCTGCGCTATAGTCACTCAACCCACCGCTGCCCTGCTTGGCGCCGCTGGTTAATTCATAAAGCCGCTGTCCAGATCGATCGACAAACGCGCCGCGCGCCGTATCGTCTTTGATGTTGAAATTCGTAGGCGTAAGCGGCTCACCAAATGAGCTTGATCTGATAGATAGCGGGTTGTCCTGAGATATCAGTTCTGGCGCGACGTTCTTGGAATTTTCTGCCGTTCCCATCAGAAGTCGGCCGGCTGGCAACAGCCAGTGTATCGATTCAATGGGCCCCTCGCCTATGCGCCGAGCGATGGTTGCCGAATCCCCCTCCGCCAGATCATCAAAATCGTGGTACGCGTCTGAAGCAGAACCCCATATATTGTCAGACCCAACCCACCATAACCGACCTTCATAAAGAGCGACGGCTGTAGGAAATCCGCGGAATACTGACCATGCGCCCTCTGACCAAAACTTTGTTGCGGCTGTACCGCCAAGCGGATCCAGAACATCGGCCGTTGCCAGCACGTCAGTAGTGATCCCTGTTATTCTCACGACCCCAGTTATCGATCCGGCGCTGTATTCCAGCTTTACCTCCATTGCGCCTTGTCCGGCGCCGTAATCTCCAGCGATAACGCCGATCCTGTACCACATTATTTGCTCGTCAAAGCCATCGTAAAATGACGCTGGGCCTTGCCCGGTCGGCGGCCCTTTTATGCCCGCCCATACCCATGCTCCAGGTTCCAATGTAGACCGTTGTATCTGCCAGAATGTTCCCGCCACCAGCGTCCCGGTAATAGTGTACGTAAAGTTTCTTGCTGACCCGGTGCCAATGACTTTTATCGGTTCGCTCCATTGATCTTCGGCAGTGATATCTTTTATCACCGTCTGATCTAACGAACTCATCCGAAACAACGCTCCAATGTGGCCAGTATCGAATAATGATTTTGACGATGTTAAAGATATTCCTCCGCCACTGATTGCCGATGCAGTAAGGGTAATCTCAGTTGTGTTTTCAACTCGGAATGGCCCGTTTTCTGTGTCATAAAAAATGACGCTCCACTGATCGTTTTCTCGTCGCTCAATGCGGCGGGCTTGGAAGCCCCACGTCATAAAAATAACGTCTCCAGATTGCGAAAACCGCATATCCGCAAGTTGCTGAGAACCAGACCATGCCTCTGGTATCGACATAAATTCTGTGGCCGAACTAACAATACGGCAAAAGTCCACCTGAGTTTCATAGTTCCGTACCGATGAAAGCTCGAAATGTACGGTTGTAACGCCCGGCGTAAATCGTAGCTGATGACGGCCTCTACCTAATTCCTGCTCAGAATAAATGTCCGACGCCCCAGCCGTTGTGCCAATACGCAGGAATACCGGCCCCTTTATCACCGTAACCTCAAATGAATGAAGTTTTGCCGAGTCACCGCCGGAAATAGTTACTTCTTGTCGAGTCCGGGCAAAGTTGGTGCCGGTGCCGGACATTCTGAGCCAACCGCCACTTATCGTCGAAGTGGCCCCAGCCTCATTGGCTTTTACCCAGTTGCCTAAATCAATCCCGGTTGAGAAATTGCCATTGACTATAACTGTGTCATCGGTTGTTTGATCGTGAGTTACCAGCGCATCATTTACCCACACGCGCATGGTGTTAGTGGAGAATTCAAGGATCGCACTATCGTTTTGATTAAAAATGAATGGCTTTACCAGCGTTTCAATACCAACACCTCTGGACTCACCAATATGCTGGAGCCCCGGTCGGAGCATCATCGACCCGAGAACGCGCGGCATCCAGTTTGTCTGCTTTTCGGCAGACATCCCCATACGCGCGATATCGAGCCGGCCCAGCCCTAGCTTAGAAACGACGCCGCGGTTGAACGCGAGTAATTGTTTTTCGTCTTTGGCCATATCAACCGATCAACTGGCTTCGGTTGCCGCGATCTCCACGCCGCTGTTGCCGCGATCGAGTCCACGAACTCGGCGGAGCGAACCGGGCTGGCTGCTCCATTGCATCGACGGCCTTGGCTTTACGGCGCCATTCCTTCAAATCCTCTTTAATCGTCTTAATATCAACTTCAATGCCGCGAATCGTTGGCGCGGTCAGGTAGGCCAGCAAATGCTCGGAAAAGCGGGTGAAGTTACGCGGCCACTTGGAAAAATCCAGCCCGTATTCAACATCGTTTGAGACATAGCGGACGTACAGCAAATCGACCTGCGCAAACCAGAACCCCACTTCTTCCTGGTATTCAAGCAGCGGGATTTTGAAAAACTCATCAGTCGTGACCGCGGCCGTCCTAATAAAGTCTGTTGGCTTGTCAAAGCCATTGACATACCCAAAAGGCGCTGGCGAGACACTTGGAGAAAAGCTGAGCGCGACGGATCGGAACGCGAAGTTCCATAGCCCTTCTTCGAGGCAGGTATCAACGAAATCCCTCTCCCAGACATCATCTAGCTTGCGTCTGGGCTCGCGATTTTCTGTCAGGTTGGCCAAGGTGCGCTCGCCCATTACGGCGAGGGCCCCATTGTAAAGTGACAGCCGATCCGTCATGGTGTTCTCCCGTTACAAAGTTGCTCTCTTGGCAGCGATCTTTTTCTGCCCTTGCTGGAGAATAAGAGCGTGCTCGCGCCCCCATGCACGCACGCTTGATTCATTGCGGAACCCTGATTTCAGGACGTTCCCATCGAGTAAAGCGCGCCATTTTTCAGTCTCTCCGGCATACTCGAACCGATAGCCAGCAAGAGCGGCGCTGTCTGTTGACCGCTCCACATCAGGATCTAGTTGCGTGGGGCCGGGCTCCAGCATAGCTACATGGGCATATAACCTCCCCGCGCTCAACACCAGATATTTGCAGTACCATGATCCGTCCTCTGCCATCGCGGTAATTTCATCTGTGACGTTCATCAGTTCGCCAACGTGCTGCCAATATGCCGGCACCAATAAATCTTCTGGTTCTGTACCGTGCTTGGGGCGCGCTTTCCAAATATTGCGCCGTTCTTCTGCTAAGCCAAATCGACTGAGCGTCAAAGGCAATGGATCTTTGCTGATCTCAGTTACAGCGGCCGGTTCAGGTTTTTTGGCCTTTGGCGCGGGGCTTGGTACTTGTGTTACTGGAGCTGGAAGTTCTGACTTATTTTTTTGCTTTGCCATCTGGATTCTCCAAAATAAAAGGGACAGCCCCATAGGAGCTGCCCCTGATATTACTTCCTTTCTTGACCTTATGCCAAATTCGGCTTAGGTCATTCCGCTTAACGCGCTAACGGCTACAAGGCCAGCAGCCGATACCGTATCGACTTCTGCCCAAGTGCCGCCACTGGCGGTTTCGATGAACAAAATCGCATCGCCCACCTTTATGCCTTGATCGCCACCATCGGTAATGAAGTTATCCGCGATAACGGTTGCTAACGCCTCCGCGCTGCGGTATGTCCACATACCAACGCCGAACCCAGCATTTGCCCCTCCCTCACCAGAGCCAACGCGCACAAAGCACTGATTCAGATTGTTTGCATCATAAGCCATGATTTCATGCCTCCTGTAAAGTTAAGCCGAGGCTTAGGAAAGTACCATCACGTTATCGATCGTGAGCATCTTGGCGATACCACTGTTTTGTAGTATCTGGGAGCCCATGAAAATCGACGTGCGTGCCCACGAATAATCCTGTTCCTCGTCGTAACCGGCGAGAGCCTGAAGATCATCCGAGTTGTACGCATGGCCGATAGCCGACTTGTGGTACATATGATTGGTTGCAGAGACCGTGGTGGCCCCCGAGAGGTTTGGATGTACGATCCATTTCACGCCCAACCATTTCCAGTATCCGGGGCTGTCGTCCCAAGCTGGCCCCGCATCAGGATAAGGCTTCAAGTTGATGTAATCTGCGCTCGCAAATTGCGGCACACTTTCCATCAACTCGCCCTCGAACCCCGGAGTTATCAACGCGCAGATATTCCCATCGAACGGAACATCGTTGTTGCCGAGACCAGACTTAGCCGTGAGACACATCAAAAGGCTTGGGGCAGCAGCGACGCCAGTTGTCAGCGTAGCCGTGTCAAGCTCTGTGATGATGTCGTTATCAATCTTTCGATTAACAACACCCATTGATGTTTGCTGCATGATCGCCCGTTGGTTGCCCTGAGACGCGAACACGTTAAACCCAGTCTTACGGACCAGATCATGCCATTCAACCAGAGTTGCCACTGGTTGCGTCAGGTTGTCACCGCGAGCCGGGATCAAGCCGTTAACACCGCGAGTCTTTGCCGTTTCATTCGGCCCAGAATCCGCGATAAGGAATGTCGCCTGATTACCTTTGATAACAGCCTCAGTCGTAGTCGTCATACGCACGATCGACTGAAGTTGCTCAAAGCCAGCAATGAATTCCTGTCTATATTGAATTTGAAAGGCGGTTTCTGCCATGACAAGCTCTCCCATAGAAAAGGATTAAAAATAATTCCTTAACATCGGGGTAGCTGCTGGCAGTTTGGCCGGAGTAGCCCGTGACTGGGGGCCGACTTGAAACTGGGCAGGGCCGTGTTTTGGCGTGCCGTGTCCGGGGCCGCTAGGCGGGGTGGCCGGACACAGGCGGATTATGCGCCAACAAAATCCGCCGTGTCAACTAGGCCGCGTTTTTCTCTCGCGCTTCCATTTGCAGGCGCGCTTCATATAGGCTTTCAAGCTCTTTCTGCATTTCTTGATCTTTGTTGTATGTGGGACGATCTGTACTCATCACCTTCTCTATTTCAGCAATGCGTTCCTTCATCCCTTTCCCGAGATCGCTTACGCCAGCCGGCAAAATGGCTGAGCCAGGATTCATCATGCGACCGACTTTCACCAGCCCGTCCATTATTCCGGGCATATTGAACAACGCTTTCCCATCTGGGCCTCGCGCATTGCGCAGCGCCGTAGCATCGGCCTCGGAGAAGGTTCCATCAATAAAGGCATTAACGACATTGATGTTGGCCCGATAATCTCCGGCCCAATCAAGGCGCTTGTCATCCTCGAATTCTTGACGATCAGAGTTATCCAGCTCCGCTACTGCTAAATCATTTTTCTCTTGTAGCCCGTTGTACCATTCGATTGCCGAATGAACCAACTCTGTCGGAGCATTGTGTTCGTGCATCATCCCTGCGAAGTCCTCGAACATGGGCTTATCGTCCTCGCCAATCACCAGCCCGTCTCGAAGATCAGTAAAATACCCGGCCGCTTCTGCCGGTAGCCCTTGCTGCTCGCGGAACGCGGCCTTATCTTCGTCGCTTGCGTCCTCTGCCAGAGGCTTCAGAACATCGCCAGCGCGGATACGTCCGCGGGCTTCGTATCCGGCCCGCATCGCATCGGCTGGGCTCGCGTATCGCTCAAGATCGCGAGCATATTTATCATCCTCGCCAGCAAATTCAGCGCGCCACGGCTGTTCCGTCGTCGGCTCCGTAACTGGCTCCGTAACTGGCTCCGTAACTTGCTCTCCGCCACCTCCGGCTGTTACCTCTGTGGTTTCTTCCTGCTGTTTATGCCATTGGTTAATCAACATTGGGTTGCTCTCCTGCTTGTCGGGCCGATTGTTTATCCAGACTTTCTTTGCTCACCACGGCCTCATTCAATAAAAATACGAGCGTCTGTCCAGCGAACTGTTTACCAAGGGCAACATTCGTATCGCGCTCATTTCGCCTGTACGCCAAATCATATGTACCACAGACCTGATAAATAATGTAGTCCAGAGCTTCTTTTTGCTGATGCGCATTAGCGGTCCCGTTGGCCAGTGCGCGCAGAGCTGTGACTATGAATGGTGAATAATCCGGTCGGGCCAGTACATTTTTCCCCGCCAATGTCAGCGGATCTTCGTTTTTCTTCTGCGTCATGCGGCCTCGTTAGTTAGTTGCTTTATGGCTTCCCCACCCTTACCTACCTGCTCCACAGCGGCGCCGGCCTCTTGTGCCATTTGCGCCTGCTCTGCCATGTTCTGCATCTGCGCCATTTCGTCGCCGGCTTCATCTACTTCTTCTGGTGTGCGCATCCACGTTGCCGGCACTCCCATGCCCTTCATTGCATCCCGCAGCGCCACCCTAGAATCCAGATTGAACTGCGAAGTTGGGTCCATTTCAACGGCCACCCGTAATAGTTCCGCCGTTTCCATGAAGGTCGCGGCTTGCTTGCGATCCTCTGAGTCGTGTAACGGAGAAGTGAACCGGAACCGGATATTCGCCCCGCGCAGCTCGCGCGGTACGTCACTCGGCGGCCCAAATACCCCAGCGTGCATCAAGGCATCAAACGTGTCCTCACATAGCCCGCCGTTATATTCAACTTCCATTGGCTCGAACAATGGCAGCGCATCGCGGATGTACTGCTGGATGCGCTCGTTCATTTCAAACGGGCTCATGCCGCCTTGGCCGGGGTCTGGCAGAGATAGCTTATCCAGGTAGAAGGCTCGCGAGAGCTGCGCGCGCATATCTTCCTGCATATCAAAACCGATACCGCCGATACCGCGTAAGTCCTGCGTGATCGGCTGGAGCACTTCGCCTTTACGCTCATCGTAGTCTGCATCAACCCACGTAATACCGCCGGGATACAGATTGATGTCTGAGCGAATCACGTCCTGAGAAGCGATCACTGCTGGCCGCACCGCCATTTCTCCGGCTTCGAGCAGCGTCAGAGTCATGGCCTGAATCAACCGTGCGTCTGGCAGACCGGCAACCGTGGCCGGCGAATACCCGTACTGCGATCCAGACACAGTTTGCCAGCGCGGTATCGTAAGGCCGGATGTCCAGCGGCCATCGTGCAGCAAGACCGTATCGTTCTGCACGTCAATAATAATTTTCGCCCAAGGATGCTGAAATTCACCCATCAGTTGCTCGTCGTGCAATTCTTCTGTTTCTATCGTAATAACCCGACAATCCACTTCCGCTTGCGGATTTTTCTTTACTCGCTCCTTCAGTATATCGCTCACCGTGTCTGGGAACGCCCTTACCAATGTCGAAATACTTGGCTTCCATTTTCTGTGGATCTCACCTATAGATCCATCGTATTTCTCCGCCCACGCGACATCGCGCAAATGCCAGCATCGGTATAGCAGCGCCGGCGGCGTTTTGTTCCAGTCAATCTCACGCTCAATAATGCACTGGCCAAATGCAGCAAAATCATGGTCGCCTTCTTTAGTTGCGCGCGTGAATAAAGCGCGCTTGTCGTACATTGCTTTGCGCTGGCGGTAGGTGGCCATTTCCAGCCATTCACGCGCTGCGATGCTTA